TGTTCCTAGAAACGTTCCTACTTTATTACCATTATTTGATGTAATTCGTTCACTTGTAGTAAACAGTCCTGTTATTGCATTTGTTTGTGCTATATCATCTGGATCGGAATTTAAATTTACTATGCCTACCGCAGAATCATTAAATTTTATAATTTCATCTTGAACTATAGATATAATAGGAGATAATTCATAACCTGAACCTAATCCCGTTGCCTTTACGTTTGAAATTGTTCCTATCTGTAAAGCAGAAAATCCTAACGCATCAATAATTCTATTTGTTCTAATTGCTTCTGTATTTCCTGATAATTCATAACCATCAGCATCATTAATTACAGTAGAAGTGTAATTTCCTATAACATCATCATTTACAGAAAATGTAAACGTATGAGCAATATCATTCACATCTCCAGAAACTCCTGTTCCACCTGTAGCAAAATTATTCACTGTTAATGCGGTTGTATTAATATAACCATCTCCACCATCAAATACCGTAAACCCAGTAATTGCGCCAGTACCTATTTGTGATACTCTTGCGGCCGCATCTTGACCGCCTCCTCCTGTTATGGTAAGAATATCTCCAACTTTATAATTTGTGCCTGCACTATTAATTACAATATCGGTTAATACTCCTTGTGCAGTTCCTGTTCCAGAGGTATTTTCAAATATACTTGAAGAAACCTGTTCACCTACAATAAATGTTCCAGATACTTCAATTAAAAATAATTCCGTAACTTCTAAAGCACCAGATACAAAATTTTCAACTCTATCAACAATTGCAGTAGCAGAAGATGTTTGTCCTGTGATTTGCCTAGATTCAAATTTATCATTTGTGTCACTGGTAATGATTCTTAACGTAGTTTCTTTTCGATAATCTCCTGAAGAAGGGGACAATAAATCGACCTTAGGTCGATAAATTTCCAAATCCTGTACATTAAAAAAAGATTTAAAAAATATATCATAAGAATATTCAGATCCTTTAGATCGATATAAGTCAAAAATATTTTTTAAAAAATATCTTTTATCAATTGATAGAGTTTCATATGTTGATATTCCCAATTCTTTTTTAATATATTGCAATACCAAATCATCAACAGAATCAATATCACGTTGAGACAATATAGATTTAGAAGCAAATAATGGATTTTTAAAATAAGAGTCTACTTTAGCAGTTGTTCTATTATTAGATCCTAAAATCGTTTCACCAGACAAAAATTTATTACGTTCAAGTTCCGACACATATATCTTAGTATTTGCCGTTGTCAATAATCTATCAACTTTACCTACCGCTCCAGATGTTTGCCCCGTGATTGTTTCATTCTGATCAAAAGAACTTAAACTGCTCGTATTAGAAGTTTCTCGTGTACTCTCTAACGTGAGTGTAGTTCCATCTTCTAGTGCTAAATTTGTATCATCATCTTCTAATGTCATCCTATATTCATTCTGAATTGTATCAGATATTGTAAGTTCTGATGCCTCCAACCAAGAATAATATGCTCCCAGAAAATCAACAAATTGTTCACCCTCTTCTCTAATAAATTCGGGAAATTGACCTTCTATTAATGGAACAATAGAATTTGATATTATATTATTTTCGGTATCTTTTAAATAATCTAATGACATGATTTTAATATGCTATTGCGGTAGAAGTTGATAAACTTGTTAATCCGGATTTTACACTTGAAACATCATTCATAGTCAACGTTATATTACTACTAGAAATTAAAACAACTTGCTCTCTCAGAGGAGTCACATCATTCGATGAAGGGGAGACTGTTAAATCTAATGTAGTTCCATTATACGTTATGGGACTAAAAGAGTTTAATAAAATTTGTCCTGAGATATAATCTATTGTTCCCATAGTAGAATACACTATAGTTTTTTCACCATTTACAATTCTATATATTCTTATCACCCCATCTTTATCATCAAACTTACAATTTTCCCTTAAAATATCTTGTCCATCTAAAATATTAAATTCACTAGAAGTAAGTGCCCCAACATGTCCTGTGTGCGGATGATAAATTGCATTGCTAAAATTAATAGTATAATTCAATTTTTCAGATAATGTTGGTGTAAATGTTTTTTTCAATTTAATGTTCATTGTATTTCCCACAATTGAAGTATCCGAATCATCAATAGTTTTGCTCAATTTAGACATTCTCAATTCTTTAGAAAATTCCTGCAATTCATTTGTAGAAAAAGAAGTAATTGAATTTAAAATTGCCTTCTTTAATGTTGCTTCCGTCTTAGCGGTTAATCTAGAATCATAACTTACAGTTGTAGTTAACATTGGAAAAATATAATCTATATCAACAAATTCAGTTGTAATAGATCCAACATTATATTTTTTCAATATATCTTTTTGAATCGCATCCTTTATAGAAGTTGTTATTGATAAACCTGATTTAGGTTTCACTCCAATAAAAACCTTTCCATATTGAGGAGGATTTGCATCTTCTCCCCCATAAACAATTACGGATTCTGCTTGAGGATAATCTCTAGAAATAATTCTTTTATAATCATTTGCCGTAACTGCTCTATTTTGGACTTCCAAATGTCTTGGAGCATTAAATCTTATACTGTTATTTGTTTCTTCATCTCCTCCTCCAACAGAAGCACTTACAGTAGTAACCGTTGCGGTACTATATCCTGCTACAGTTGAAACAGGAGAAAATGTTCTTGCACCATTCCCTACCGATCCTGAAGTTATATTATAACTTAATATCACTATATTTCCAGTCTTTTCTTTTCTACCTAAAACCCCATCTCCAAACTGGATCTGATACGTATCATCTGCATCAGGCTCTATAAAAAATACATTTGATGTTGAATTTATATCCAATAAATCTGTGGCTAAAGTATATGTACTCTGTGTCGTATTTTCATCTGATTCCTGCAATACAACCGAAATAGTATCAGTATCAACTCCTCTGTTAGGAATTTTATACCTAATCGATGTATCAACAGTATTAGCAGTATACCTAAAACTCAAAGGTTCGCCTTGAATTAATTTTACACTTTCAACTAAGACTGAAGTATTATCATTATTTGCCGTTGCTGAATAGGATTTATCAGTCACATATGTAAACGAAACTCCCTCTACCGAAGTATTAAATTTTGTATTTTTTGCTATTGTAATTGTTGAAGGACCATCATTAGGTGTAACCGAAATATTTACATTTGCAAATGCCGATTTTCTAGATCTAGGCATATATCCCAACATTTTTGCCAAAGACATAATAGAATTTCTATTAACAGCCGTATCTAAAAACATTTCATTTGCCACCATATTTAAATAGAAAGAATTTAAATGAGAATTATATGCTAAAAGATCTAACAATTGAGAAATAGCAGATCCAGTAGAATCATAATCTTTAAATTGATCTTGAGATGATAAATAATTCTTAAAATTAGATCTAAGTTGATCAAAATCTAATTCCGATAATCGTAATTTAGAAGGTTCTGCCATTATTATCCTCTATTTGCTTCAAGAAAAGTTGAAAATGTTACTGGTTGATTTTTACCTATAATAGTAAAAACAATCGACACCTCATAACCTAATCCGTCCCTTGTAGATTTAACAGATATATTTTCAATATTGGCTCGTTTTTCATGATTTGTTATAGTCTCCGTAATCAAATCTTTTATTCTAATTTCAGATATAATATCCGCAGGTTCAAATAATATTTTTTTTATTCCTGAACCAACACCAGGTCTCATTCTTCGTTCATAAAAATCTGTTTTGATTAAATTTTTTATTGATTGTTTTACTGCTACATCACCAGTTTTTACTATTAAATCATTTGTGGAAGGATTGCGGCCAAACTTGATGTCCATATCACGATATTCTGTAAGGCGAGCCCTCTTCTTAAAAAAATATCTAGCCTCATCGTCAAATAAATTCGATCCTGAACCTATACTTAAATAATCTTGTTCTGTTGCAGTATTAGCCATATTATTATTTATTACGAAAGAGTGCCGGTTCCTGATCCAGTTACGGTAGCAGGAGCAGTTATTGGACCTGGAGTAGGTCCTGTAGGTGGAGGTATACTTGCATTAACACCACCACTTGCAGTTCCCATTACCGTTGTTGAAACAGTTGCTTGGATTAAATAGTTATAAATTGCTTGTGCAAGTCCATTTGCTAATTTTGTTTGAGAAGCAGGAGAAGGATCTGTTTGAGATGTTTTTAATGCATTCTCTATTTCAGTTGCTAAAGTTGCTTTGTTTAATGCCATTAACTTAACCCTGTTCCTGGTGCTCCTGTACCAGTTCCTGTGACTGTTGCACCTGCTACAGGTCCAGCAGGAGTACAAACACCGCCTGATGCAGTACCAGTCACAACCGTTGTTACAGTTGCAGTTTTGACAAAAGTATCTATTGCAGTCGCTATATCTTGAGCCATCTTTGTCTGAGCCGCTGGTGATGGATCTGCTTGTGCGGCCTTCATGGCGGCTTCAAGTTGAGTTGCTAATGTTGCTGATACTAATGCCATTATCCTCCTTATGATGCAGTTGTGAAAGATCCAAATTCTTGTGCCGTAGGAATAGCATGTCCACCATCATTTGAACCTCCAGAATTTGCTTTTACATAATAACGTGTGCCTGCACTTAATGCTGATGAAGGTGTTGCTATAATTTGATTTCCGAATCTTCCCGATTTTGATAATGTTACGGTTACAGGCGATCCAAATCCTGAAGCATCATCAATCAATATTTCAGCACCAGAAGCAAAAGCCGATATACTCACCGCCTCACTATAATGAAAAATTATTGGACTATTTACTGATGCAGAACTTGTCTTACTATTATTATTTTCCGTACCTAAAATTACTTCCGTTCCATCTGTAGTAAATACTGATGCATTTATACCTTTAAAATCAGGAGAAATGGCAGTTCCTATTCTTGCACTTGATGATGTATAAACTGCGGCCGTATTTGATCCACCTTTTGTTTTTGCATCTCTCGTAACTTTTACATAATAGTAGGCATATTGTGTCAATCTTAAACTCGTATTTGCTAGTATTGCCGGTTTGAATTCAAACTTTGATCCATTCTCAGTAATTGTTGGAGTTGCTAAAAGAGGTACACAATTTGTAAAATTACTATCCCTAGATAAAATAACAGTATCCGTAGAATTGACTTGTGTATCAGTTGAATTTACAATAACGGCATCAACGTTCATTGTTTGACTGAATTTTATTATTACATTTGAATCATGATCTATTCCTGTTCTGGCAGAAGATAATTCAAGTAGAGCAGGAGAAGTATCTCTCATATATGAAGTTGTAGTCAATGCAGTTGCCGTTGTAGATATTCCTGAGTTTGTGATTGCAGTTGATACACTCGACTTTGCAACTACATTAGAACTCGCTCCTGTTACCCTATCATTTGCCGAATTAGTTCCTGCAGTAAAAGGTTTCAATGTATTTGCTTCTTTATAAATTAATTTATTATTACCATAATCATGTGATACTACTGTACCTTCTGGTGCAGTTGTGATAGATGAATTAGCAAGAGTAATTAAACTTTCCGTAGATAATCCTCTAACTTGTTCACCTGGTTGAAACTCCCTTACATTATCATCATCATCAACTAATTCGGTATATCGTAATGTTGTAATCTTTCCACCTGCTTCTGTTAAATCATAAATTCTACCTTTTGCTAGACTTGTTGTTCCGAGTATCAATTCTCCTGCAGTCAATCCTGAAGTCACGGCGGCAGTGTTTGATGTCACCGTCATTGTCCGTGTACCTTTGATAGATTCACCAGTTGTAAAAGTACCATTAGCACCTGATACTGTCATCATTTTAACTGAAGACACATTTTCATTTGCAAGAAAATTTTCATTTACTGCATCATCTGAAACACCTTTTGTTATTTTCAATATGTAATTCGAATTTGATGCCAAGTCATTTGCAGGAGCAAATGTAAACGTATCATTTTTTTCGCTTGTTGTAGAAACTGCAGGAGATGTCGTAGACATTTGAACAGCCGAAACAAAATCATCAGCCGACAATTGTATTGTACCAAACGGATCAGTATTTTGTGTATTAACTGATACAGATGATATATTCATACTCTCATTAAATTGCACTACAAAATTATCTGAACCAAGATCCACCGCTAGATCATCTAAACTCTCTGGTGTTGTCAACTCTGCTGAATTTGAACTCTCAAGCACCAGTGATCCCAATGTAATCTTTTTAATTTTAGGAGGTTTATTATCTACAAAAATAACCTCTTTTCCTGTTATTGGATTTATACTTTTTGTACCTGTTGCAAAAGTATTTGATATAACATAGTCTTGATATGTATTTGTGCCTCCAATATCTTGCACATTCGTTGTTGTCTTAATTTTATATGCCTTGCCTCGCAACAGTGTTTCTGGTATAATAGTAAATAAAGAATTGCCTGTATTTGCTGAAATAGATGCACAATTTACAATGTTTGTAGCATTTGCAAAATTATCATATGAAAGTTGAATTGTGCTTGTTGCTTTATTTTCATCTCCCACAAATACGGCTGATGTGCCATTCGCAGAAATAAGATGAGTATTATTTGCAACCATAAGTGTACTCGTGTTCATAGATTGACTGAATTGAACTTGAAATGCAGTCGATTGAACAGTCGATCCCGTTTTCAATACAATGTCACCTGTAGCAGGAGATCTCGGATCGTTACCCGTAACAGTTACTTCATATGTAAATTCAAAGGGGCTTAGTACCGCCTGTACCGTTGTTGTTTTATTATACGCAATTTGATCTACTTCTTCTATTGTTATGGCATCACCTACATTTAAAACATGTACCGAATTTGTTAATACAGTTGCCGTATCACCTGAACGTGTTATTTCTACAACTTCTAAAGTTCGTGTTATTGAATCATCTGCATCAGGTGTAAAACTTGTAACGGTTGGCGCAGAAGTATTAAAAGGATGCACATTTTGAGTTGGGCTAGTATTGGCCTTCACATACATTCTAATATCATCTTGTTGCAGAATAATATTATTTGCAAAATTATCTGTAGATGAAATGATATTAGATCCTTGCCCCTCTATAGGAACATAATTCAACGTTCTTGTAATTTGATCATAACGAACCACTTTACCATATTGAATTGTTCCAGATATAGGATGAAATTGAGAAAATTCTGTATTCAATTCAAGATTAGCAGAAACAGGGCTGGACTCTGTAGCCGCTTTAATTTGTATATTATTAGATGTTCTAATCGAAACTATTTCATCTTCTGCATGAAAATCTACATAAAAACTTATTCTTCCTGCTATACCTTGAGAAGTATCAATACCATCTAGTGTTATTGTATTTGTTGCTACAGAAGCAATATTGTAAGAATGAGTAGATAATCCTTTACCACTTACAATATCATATACAGTAATTATATTATCGGAAGTTAATCCATGATCTGATGCAGTTGTAATAACACAAGGACTGTCGGCAGTAAATTCCACATTATTAAAATAATTCACAATATCTAAATTATATGTCATATTTGATATTTTATCATGCTCAAGAACCGTAGCAACTGGTTTTGTACGATCTTTCTTTTTTATTTTTTCATCAACAATAAACTTTGCAGTATTATTTGCAGGTAAAGATATTTTTCTACCTTTAGATGGTGCAGAACTTAATATTAAAGATCTCGTATTATCTGTTACAAAACCAGTACCAACAGTAAATGACACAGGATTTCCATCCTCATCAATTACATCAGGTATTACATTGAAAAAATAGGTTGTATTGCTTGACAATTGTGTTACAGGTTCAAATGTAAATGTTGAATTTGCATTCGATGATTCTGGTATCGTTTCCATCTCCACTTCAATATCGGCTGTTTGATCTTTGGCCAAAGTAGAACCACTAACCGTTTCCGTAAAATCGGGTTTTGAAGTTTGTTTTAATGCACGTAAATTTAAAGAATCGGCAGAAGAACCTGTAGTTGAACGGACTATACTTGACAACTGTATAGACCCTTTCTTGCCTCTATCATTAGGAGGAAGTTCTGGTGTATTTGTAAAAACGGTTACAGTGTTAGCATCTACAGCAGAATCAAAATTTACCATAAAAGTTGTATCTATAGGTACAAATATAGAATTAGATTCAAAATCATTTGCACTAATTTCAGACACATTATATGTGTTACTAGCAGAATTTATTGTCTCTCTATTATAAGCCATATTATTCGAAATTAATGTTAATAACTGAAGTGGCCCCAGTTGTAAAACCACTGTTTGAAATAAATTCATCTTGTAATGTAATACCGTCTGATCGTACAATCGATTTAGCAATTTTTAATTTAAAAGATGTTAACGATTCCATAGATTCTTTGCTTTTCAATATAACAGAATTTACAAGTTGCGATGTTGTATTTGCATATACAGGCTGAACCGAAAAAGATAAAGGAACAGAAGTTGCGAAATCATCCGTAGATAACACAACATTACCTCCAGAATCTGTATTCGCAGAAGAATTAGGTATAACACTCCCATATTGTATAGAAGGATCAAATTCAAAATCGGTTCCTCTAGCAGATTTAATATCATTTTTCTGTTCATCTGTCAATTGATCAGAGTTATTAGCAAATATTATTTTAATAGGAGAATCTCTCTTAATCGATGTGGCTGTTTCTGAATTTATAAATGTTTCGGAGTTTACTGCTTGAACCTGAACCTCTTGTACATAAGGTCTAACTTGATCCAGTAGAGTATTAAGTTCTGAAGCATCCAATTCAGTAGATGCATTTTCTATTTCTTCCCGTTTTTTTAGCCCACTTAATTTTAAAAATTTATCTAAAAGTTTAGCATCATTACCCATACCAAATAGCACAAATCCTCCAGAATATTTTAAACTGTCCAACTCAGAAAATGATAATAATTCGGTTACTGTTCCATTAGTTCCTTGTTCCCTTGCTTTTAGATCAAATTCTTCTTGGGAAATAGTTTCTGATGTCAATTTCATTATTGTAGATTCTATATCTTCCCACTCACCTGTAACAGGATTTCTAACACGTTGAGTTGTGGTAACAGGTTTTAATTGATATTCAGGAGTAGGCTCTCTGCTTACATTTTTAATTTTAGCATTTAATAATTTATCTTTAAATTCATTAACACCACCTTCGCCTGAAAACTTAGCAGTATAAAATCCCATTTTATCAAATCCTTGCTTGAAAAATAATAATACGGCCTGAATTGCATCATTCAATTCTAAAAGATCGTCTATCAATTTTTCTAAGTATGCTATTGCTTCATTTATTTTTTTCAATGCTCCACTTGCTAAATCCTTTGCAAACTCTATTTTATCAATAATTCTATCAATAGTCTCACCATATATTGGAAAGATATCTTGTATTCTCATGAACTTCCAATTAGGTAAACCAGAAGACCCGCCTTCAAGATTATATAATTTAAAAGGCTTATCATTTAACTCATAATACCATTTAAAATTTCCGGGAACTTTTATATGACTTGGCTCATAATCTTCTACAGAACCAGTCTTAACCGCTCTACCAATTTCAAGTCTAATTTTATTCATACTGTAAAATTTCTTTTCTCCCTTAGTATCAACTTCATTATAAAATAATTGATCTTCTAAAGTTGCTCTTTTCGGATCATCTCCGCTTATTTTTATTGATTTAATAACTGGAGTAAATCCTTGCCCCGGAAATAAATGCCATAAACCACGTTTAAATGGAAAATCATTTTCGACCGATGGAGGTTCCATCCCAGCCTCAATTCCGGCATTAATAAATTCATGCATAATAGGTTGACCTATTGATAAACCTTCAACAAATTTTATCATTTTAGATCTAAACTTAAAATCATTTGCTAATTTTTTACTATCATAAATCTTTTTAAGTTTATTCTGAGGTATATCAGCAGGTAAAACATCCTCTAATGTAGTTGAATTTGATTGCATAGTTGCAATAAATTTTCCTGCAGGAACCTCAACAGGAACCGTTGCCATAGGAGCAGAAAACAAAGGATAACTTAACAATGCTCTCGATCCTTGAAAACCGCTTCCCGCCTTTAAAATACCAAAAGATTCTAAAGAACCATCCTCATTAGGAATACCTTCAGGATCTAATGCAATGACTGGAGGAGTATTTGGTTTTTCATTTTCAGAAGTGTTTGGAATAATCTTACCTCGTTTAGATTTAATTCGTACTGTATTTTTAATTATTCTTCCATTCTTAACTATTATTGGTTCATGCTCTACAACTTCAGCAGTAAAATCGTGAAATACCGTTCCTTGTTGAATTAATGTTCCAGGTTTAAACATTGGAATAGTCACAGTTTTAATCGCAGAATATAAATCAGATCCAACATTAATAGATATGGTAGGTTTATATTCATTACTTTCATCTCCCTCAAACGTACCTGATAGTTGAAATGGAATATGTCTCTTTACCGTATTTCTAAAACCATATATCTTATCTTCTAATTTTATTCCATTTTTCTCAATATGTTCTAATTCTTTCTCAAACTGTTCTTTTTTCCTCTTCGCATTTTGTGTTGCTACTTGTAAAGCAGTTCGTTCTGCACCAGCATTCTTTAATACCCCTTCCTGTGATAATATTATATTTTTATTATTTCTAAGTCTTCTTCTAGTAACTTGAAGAGACCTATTAGATTTTTTTACAATATCCTGTTGAACTTCCTTTTTTTGATTCAATGTCGCTATTTGATTACTCTTATCCTGAACCGATATAAGAGTATATGTCGATGTCAGTCGTGTCATTTCTTTGTCTATTTTATCTATTTCTGCCAAGGCATCATTTTTAGTTTTCGTTTTTAGTATTATTGCAATACTGTCTTTTTGATGTTGACTATTAGCCTCTGATAATTTTTGAGTTGCATGATCTTCAACTGCATTAAGAGTCCCCTGTGCTGATGTCTCTTCACCTATAGCATCCACTTCATCCATCTCAGCAATATCAATTTCACTCTGAACAGCATCTATGGCCATTCCAGTTTGAAGATTCAATTTCCTCTCCAATCCTTCAACTACTAAAGGATCTCCTAATTCAATCCTTTCTATTCTATCATCATTTAAGTCCGGAAGATTTTCTACAAAATTAGAAAAGAAATTCGTCAATGCTTGAACAACATCTCTTAATGCATGATGAGTAGGTACTGCAAAAAATCCAACAAATGCGACATAAGATCCTGTACCTACAGGTCTTTTAGAATCATTAGTATCATCAAAAGAAGAATTGACCTCTTGAACAAATTGAGATGGGGTTAGCGTTCTAAATTTAAAAGACTCATTTAACTGTTTAATAAAATTTCCAGTCACACTATCACCATGATCCCACATACTAGGATTCAAAAAATTCTGTACTTGTTCTAACGCATACAATATTTTTTTACGATCCTGATTTACTTCTAATCGTTCAACTGTAGTATTTGTATCATATATTGCTGAAACATTACCAAAAGCGGTAAAATCAAAATTAGCCCCCTCCAGAGTATTTTCTACTTCAACTACATATTTTTTCTGCAAAGGATCATATTTTAATGTTTTCGGATCAACATCTCCGATAGATGCCGCCATTGCAGTTAATGCCTCTTCCAATTTTGTAGTATCAACTCCAGATTCTAATTTTCCAACTTCCCATGGCCAAACTGCAAGTGAACCAAAACCAATATTCTTCAAATCTTCTAAGGCGGCTATCAAAGCATCTAAAGCAGGAATTAAAATAGTGGCTAAAGGATCCGCCATAGCCTGTAGATAAAATTTAGTAAGAGTGAAAAAATTAACCAAGTTTTCTATAAGTTCAGAAACTCCTCCAGCAAAAGAACCCACATTATGTAAAATCGCCTTCATTAAGGGATCGTTATCTTGAAACAATTTATTTTGATCAAATTCTACTGGAACAATATCAGCCATTTAGTATCTCTTCTCTAATTTTTTTTGCTTCTTCTAATCTAGTTTTTAAATATTGAATATATTGTTTATTAAAATCCAATGATTTTTGCAAAACATCTTCCATCTGGATATTACGTATAGGTTGTTCTTCTAAAATTACTTCTTCATTTTGTTTCATTGCTTAAACATCTGTTTGAGTTTTTGTTCTACTGCTTCAAAAGCAGGAGTGTTTATTGGAGTGCCACTTGGTCCTGTACCAGTAGGTACTGAAAGACTTTTAAGTGCCAGCATAAGTTCTGATAATATAGATCCAAAAGTTATTTTTTTAGATGATAAATTTAAAACACCTGCTTTATCCATAGAAAATTCACCAAGAACGTTAGCCATTGTTAAGGAACCTAATGCAAAAATATCATAATCTTTTGCGGTTTTAACGGAAAAGCCTTTTCCAGCATTAACATCAAATGAACCTAGACCAGACAGAAAAGATAAACCAGATGTATCCATTATCATCTTTGAAAGACTGCCTAATGGACCAACATTAAATTCGATACCAGTAAGTAGAGGGACCGGATTCACAGTATTGAACTGCATTTTTCCTCCAAGAACGGTAACTACTTTACCATAAGGAGGTTTATTAACAGATCCTGCTGTTAGTAATCCATTGACAACCTCTTCACTTCCCATAGTAGTATTAATAGATAATTGTTTATTAGCAGTTATATTAACATCATTGCTTGTTAAATTATATGATGCTGATGTAACACTCGTTTCAGCATCCGAATGATATCTAGATTTTTCGTTGAAAAGGTAACATCTCCCATATTCGAACCCAATAAATTATAATTATCTAAATTAAAGGTTTTCTGAGATATTGGTTTACCGTCACCGGATGTGAATTGCACATCAGTTCCTCTTAAAACTACTTTACCTGTTCCTCCTGCTATAATATTAATATCCCCATTTACAGTTTCAATAGTTGCTTCTCCAGTAGCAACTTTTACATTATATGAATTATTAACACCTCGACCTCCAACATATAAATCATATTGCCCTTCAGCATTTGTAAACATATTGCCAAGTGCATGTGTTTCTAGATTAGAGTCTATCATATCATATTTACCACCAATAGTAGTATCTACCCTATCTCCGGTTGGTAAAAATTCTATATTTGATGTAGATCTATGCATTAATCTAATACGTTCCCTATTTGGAGTATCATCCATTTCTAATAAATGCCCACTTTCAGTATAGGTAACATGATTAAAAGGATAGATCGGTTCACCTAATGTAGCAGTAGATCCTGGTTGAGTAAATGTAATATCAGGATTTGATGTCAAAATATTTGAATGTAATCGGTCTCTATATTCTTCTAATAATCCATTTATTCTATGTGTTCGTAATATAATTGTAGCAAAAGGATTAGGAGATTCGTCTCCTTCTTCAGTTTGTGTTAAAGATGACGCCAATATATTTGTACTTGGTAAACTGTATATAAGATAACCTTCTGGATCAAATCTAGTTCTATTTTCATCTGGATGAGGAGTATAACTGGTTGTACTATATACAACTTCACCTTCTTTATTCTTCACTTCAGTAACACTTTTCTGAGAAGTCTCATCTCGTCTAGGATGTACTGAATAGTCCAAATCAGCCCATTTACTCTCCCCCTCAAATATATGTACTTTACGATCATCTTCAATATCACTTGAAAATGATTTAGGATGATTGAGAATAGTACCTTTACTTCCATTCTTTGTACGTTGTATGAATAATGGAGGATAAGGATCTTGTTCTCGTTGGATAGGAGGTCTAGGATCAAAAAATCCAAAATTAGGATTTGCAAAACGTTCAGGAACACCTCCTGAAGTTCCTAATACAACAGGTTCTTGTGCTTCCACTCCATCTCTAAAAAAACCAAATACATGAGTTCCAGGAACCATACCAGTAGGAGAAGAACCGATGCCAGATATAGTCGCAGAAGTTATAGGTAATATAACATCGGCCCAAGGAAGATCTTCTGTAGGAATTCCTTCATTTGGAGTTTTATCATCAGTGTGCCATCCTATAACACGTACCTTAACTCTTCCTAAAAATAAAGGATCCTTACGATCCTCCACCACACCATACCACCAGACAAATCCATTTTTGCCCATGAAAGATTGTGAATCAAATTCTTGAAATGCTTTTGAAAATTGTTCCATTATGCACTAAGTCTCTGTTTAATTCGTCTACCGATACCAAATTCTGAAGTTTTTTCTGTGTCTCTAATTGCTTGAGTTGGGTCTTTTACAATGATGCCTTCTTTAGACTTGAACAAGTCTATTAGATTTACATTTCTTGGGATATTACTTTTTACCCAAGTCATTACCTTGTCAAGAGATTTCTCAGTAGTTTCCATTCGTTTACCTTCATGTTTAATTCTAAAATATTCAAAATCTAATACATTTTCAATTTTCTTATCAGGATCTGCATGTGGGCTATCAGCAAATTTTATTGTATTATTTTTATTGTTCAAAATGATATTCACTTGCCCATCTACACCTCTTGGAAGATTACCATAAATAACTTCAAACATTGATGTGGCGGCACCTGTATGTGTTTTTATCATTATATCGTCAGGGACAACTCTATCACGTTCTTTATTTTGTTTTACTGCAATATGGTAATTGGTAAGTACCCAAGAGATATGAATGTCTCTAGGTTGATAACCTGCTTTCAAAAGTAAGGGTATTACTTCATCAATATCTTCCATTTCTGCAAATGTAATATCAAACATAATGTTTGGTAATCTATCAGGCCGTACATCTTTAAGGAGTAATTGCAAACTTCTACTCTTAATGCCCAATTTCTTAACAAACATATGAAGTTTGAATACATCATCAGGAGACCTCAAATTCAATCCACGTAATTCAGGATATTTTCTTGTCTCAGATGATAATTTAAGAAAAGCCTTCTTCCATTCATCTATATCTCTAACTTTAAATAAATCTTTTTGCATAAATTTATCTGAAGCAAATCCCTTTCCCGAACCAGCACCTCCTGCAAGAAAGACTATTTGGCCGTATTTTTTACCCCCACTATAAACAATAAGTTTTTCTTCTAATGGCACTGCGGTTTTGAATTCTGTATAGTTTAACATTTATCTCCTTTACTGTGGTCCTTCATCACCAATTTCGTCTTCCCATGTATTGGTATCTTCTTGTAAAGCATCTATAAAAGACTGGTCTGCACCAGAATCTAACAATTCTTGCTCGGTTGCTCCAAACTCTTCTTCAAATAAACTTGAACTAAGAGATTCTTTTGCAAGTTTCATATCCATATAATAACTATCTCCAATTATTTTGTGTGACAATTCTGTAATTAAATAATTTCCAGAATAATATTTGTGTTTTTCTCCTGGAAAATATGATGAAGGTAAATCGATATTCACTAGTTCACCAACAGTTCTAGCATGATCTCCAGGAACTCTTATCGAAAGAACAATATTTTTTAGTTGTCTATTTTGAGACATATTAGGTAATAGCCAACGTTCAACTTGATTATCTATCTCTGGATCGTTTCTCATTGTATTATTTAACAATTTTATTTGTCTTCTCAAATTATGTTCAAAATTTGTAGTTCTATATGCATAGAAGGAATTAGGATATCCCATACCTACATGCCCTTTAGTGGCAAGAGGATTTGCAGGTCCTTTAATATGTGTAAACTGTCTAAATCGTTGACCATAATTAAAATCATAAAAATTGGTTTTTACATTCGATATTCTACAAGAAAGTTCACTTCCTGGTATAGATGCCGAGGCGCCTTCATTATCCAATGCACCTATTCTATGAGTGACAGGATCGTATGTCATAAGTCTAGAAGAATACATTCCTCCTACTATATTGGCTATAACATTAAACGTTGATTCAAACTTAAAAGATGTAATAATTACACTATCACCCGATAAATCAAAGGTATCTTCTTCAGATAATGCACTAGCAGGCATCAATACAAATTTTGAAACAACTGCATTCTCTTCAAATTCAATTTGTTGAGTTTGCTTTATAAGTTCGTCTTCCCTGTCCATATCTTCTATAGGAGATTTTGGATACATTAAACTTTCCAAACTTTTAAAATTAAATCCATACTTATTTTCATAAAATATAAATTTCCCCAAACCTCTTCCAGGCACAGATCTTTTAGCCACAAGATTTATACACTCAAAAGGTCTAAACTGAGCCATTACCAAATGCATTAATGTTACAGAAGAATCTAAATTCGAATCTGGATTATCAGCAAAAAGTTTTTTAGGTTGTACAACATGATTATTAATAAAATTTTCATAAATGTCAGTAACTATATTCGACCCATATTCTGCTTTATACGATTTAGAAACCTTCAATTTTAAATTTGCAATATATTCCTCTGATACAAAATATAAAACATATGCTTGTTTTTTACCTTCATCAATAAGTTTAGGAGACATATTATAAATTACAAAATCTCTATTTTGATTGGCTAATTTAGAATTAGTTTTTGATCCAAATTTAATATTAATATATTCTTCGCCCACAATAGGAATACGTTCTTCAAAACCTCCAATATCAAGAACAGTAACTTCTCCATGTGTAGTATTATCAGACAAGGATTCGTGTATCATTACATCAAGAATTGTACTAGGATCTAATGTTATATCTTGTTGACGGTAATTTGTAATAGTGACAGTTAAATCACGTTCACCTATTTGTCTACTGTCCATTATATAATTCTCTCGATTCTTCTAATATTTGTTTTACGTAAATATCTTCAACTAAAACAATTGATCGCTTTTTTTCATTTTCCATTAATTCATAGTCATATTGAGTAATACTTCTTCTAGATCCTGTATCTAAGGAATTATATGTTGTAAGATCTACTTTTACCGAATGTTCTAATATTTTTGGCGCATCTGCGGTAGCAGGAATTTCAGATCGTAGTATTTGTTCATAATGATGTATGGTATTTGATGAAGATAATACAGATCCATATTTTTTAATTATAAAGTCCTTTAAATCTGGTCCAAATAAAGGCCATTCATAATAAACATCCATAATATCATTAGCAAACAATATTATCCACATATAGTCAATTGAACCATAATATTGATGCGAAAGAGTGTCTGGGCGTTCTCCTGGTTGAATATAATATGGATAATATGTTAAAAGATTATTGAGAACTTTTTCTCGTATTGTATTTCTTCGAAAAATATCTACGGCTTTAACAGTATTTGACGGTTTTGTTTTATTGATGTCATAATTTATTAATGGAAAATTAGTAAAATATTCAGACATTATGCTCCCTCTAACTGTTTTGCAAAATTTCGTGTAAGTGCAAAATTTTCTTTAAATGTCAAATCCAGTTTAATATGCTGTGGTGCTCCACTATTCTTAAAGAAAACTTGTTGCCCACCTTCTCCATAAGTAACCTTTAAATTTAATATGGCCGATTGACCTATTTGATGAAGATATTGATTTCTATCCCCATCTCTCTTATAAAATCCTATTTTATATACACTTGGATAATCAAAGAATGCAGACGATAAAACATTACCAGTTGGGGATCCTTCATCTACAGATTTTTTCACATCTGTCACAAACCCCATTGAAGGAGGAACTTGGTGTCGAGTTGTTATAAATTTTTTTGTTGTTCCGCCAGATTTTTTTAATCCTGGTAGCATTCCTCCTTTTAATTTTTTTATAATATCCAGTATTCGAAAAGATTCTCTTACACTTCTAGGATAAAAATCAAATGCAAATGCATGTTGCCTACGGTCTTTCACCCCCTGAAATACCAATGTGGAATAAGGATTACCAGATTTCCTCATAGACAATGAAGCAACCGCAGACGATTTATCTTTACCCATAATCAGGCCCCCAACCGCCTCTCCTATATTAAACCCAAATTTCGTTTTCCAATCATATTCCTTTACCGTTGGAGCCAATTCATCATATATTGTACTCCCAATAGCGCCATAAAATCCTGCAGACTTCATAAATGCATTTTGTTCTCCTCCAACAATACCCGGTAATTGTGACTGTAAACGATCAAGTATATCTGATGATTCAGCATTCAGTAATGCCCCAAAAAAACCAAATTCAACGGGACCATGAGAAGCAGAGTATTGAGTCTTTAACGATCCTTTTGGTAAATATAATGCAAATGCATTTCTAGACTCATAAAATCTTTCTGTTTCAGTCATATCAGAAAAATCTGTTAAAGGATCTTTATTCCTTCTTGTGTTATTTTTAAATTGATATTCTGTAATAAGCATAAAATGTTGCAAACCATCTTTCTCACTCCCAATATCTTCAGGATATTTCAATAGCCTTGATTGATTTATTCCTAAATTCCTAAGTGCTTTTTCAGGAGACGCCATTATGTCCAATCCCCCATACCATAATCATATAAAGAATCATCTCGTTCTCGTGTATGAATTTTAGATTCTGAAAATGTCATATTCAATACTGCCATCATCGGAGCACTTGTATCTTTAAAAAATGCTGGAGCACCTTCTGTATTATAATCAACTGAAAAACTTGTAATAGATGCATCACGTATTTTAACCATAAAATTATGAACCTCGTTAAAATTTCCTGTATGAAAATCTATATCAAATCTGTGAGGTAATTTTTGAAGACCCGTTTTCTGCTCATATGTAAAATCTCCATGGTGATTATCAACACCTCCTACTATCACTTCATCTTCAGGTAACATAGAAGATTTAAAAAAATTTATAACTTTTCTCATTGATTCTGTGTCCGCACGATTTAATGGATGTAATCTAAATGTAAAATTAAATGTTTTAAATCCTACACTTTTAAATACGCCTGTAATATAAGGATTAACTGCTCTATTTGTTGCAGAGGTAACTATCTGGCCAGCAGTTGCTTTAGCATCTCCTGTAGAAATGCCTGGTATCATAGACATGGCTTTACGAGAAACAACCTGACTGATTAAAGATTTATTAACAGATTTCAGTCCACTTTTTAAAGTGGCTCCTACATTTTCCAAAGAATAATCATCAGCAATATTCGTTCCCATACCTACCGCAGATGCACCAATAGGACCTAACTCGGCATCAAGATATTCGACTTTATAATCGTCTATCACATCTGTAGGCATAGGTAATGCAACTGTACCTACAGTTTTTGAAGATCCCCCTTTTTGAATCTCTTTTACAAGAAATGAAGTAAATTTATCCTCACCTCTTTCTGGAGATCCAAGTGTAGATGGAAATCTATAATTGTCTTCATTTGTTTTTCTTATGTTGGTTATCACATCAACGGGATTGCTCATTTTTCTCCTAATATACATAATATTTAGCATGGCTTACAAAGGTTCGTACAAAGTAAAAAATTTATCAAAATATAAAGGTGATCCAACAAAAGTCACATACCGATCTTTATGGGAACGTAAATTTATGATTTATTGTGATGATAACCCTAGTATATTGAAATGGTCTAGTGAAGAAATTATTATACCATATAGATCTCCTATTGACAAAAAATATCATAGATATTTTCCTGATTTTTGGATACAAGTTAAAAATTCAAAAGGAATTAGAGAAGCCATTCTAATAGAAGTCAAGCCTAAAGCACAAACAATAACCCCAAAGAAAAAAACAAGAGTAACAAAAAAATATCTAAGAGAAGTTTACATATATGGAATAAATGAAGCCAAATGGAAAGCGGCCGAGGAATATTGTAAAGATCGTGGCTGGACATTTCAAATATTGACAGAAGATCATCTTTTTACCAATAAATAATAGTATGGCTGAACGAGAAAAATCTTTTCTAGAAAAATTAAAAGATGCTTTGAATAAAAATCAAGGTGTAGTAAAAACTAGAAATGCTAGAGATTGGTTCCAGAGAAGAGCAAGAGCATTAAAATCTGAACTTAGAAATAAGTTCACACAAGTAGATACTGCTGATGAATTCTATGCAAAATCCAAAAAAACAAGTAAACGACAAATTGGACCTGGATCGATATTTGCATATTACTATGATCCAAAACATAAAAAAGATTTAAAATATTATGATAGATTTCCATTAGTTCTCGTATTTGATTTCAAACCAAATGGCTTTATAGGTTGTAATTTTCATTATCTTCCCCCTATGCTCAGAGCAAAACTTATGGACGAAATAGATAAAGCAAAAGGAATTAATTGGAAAGCATTTTCAAAGATCAAAGAAGTAAAACCTACAGTCAAACGATATCTATACAGTCATATCAATTCAAGAGTAGTAGAAATTGATGATGATGAAAAAGAAATTGCATTATTTTTACCAACAGAAAGATTCAAAAAAGAAAATAAACTTGTCGTTTGGAACGATAGTAGGAGTATGATATAATGGCAATAAATCCTCAGAGCATATCAAATTTTAAATCGGGGTTTGTACCGGTACCTCTTAATAGATATCATGCAATAGTGACACGAGGTAAAATACTAAGTACAGGAATGGTAGGAAGTAGAGAATTAGCATTACGTTGCGAGAGTGCAGAACTTCCGGGGAGAACACACACAACAAGTGATCAAAGACTATATGGGCCCGTGAGAAAAATACCATACAATTCTGGATACATCGATACTACATTAACTTTTATGTGTTCAAACAAGTATTTGGCAGAAAAACGATATTTTGATGAATGGCAAGATGCAATACAAGATCCAGAATCATTTGATATTGCATACTATGATGATCTAGTAGGAAATGTAAAAGTAGAAGTATTAGATGAAGTAAATGTAGAATTATATACAGTCGATATGTTAGAAGCATTTCCTCTCAATGTAAGTGCAATATCGGTCGGATGGGCAACCAACACCGACTATATGAAATTTTCAGTAACCTTTTCCTATAGAAAATGGAAAAGAAATGACGATACAGAAACCCTTCAGTCCGCATTAGTAGGTTCTAATGTAAATCTCGGAGGTGATAACGATGAAGATGACCAATAGATTCGGTTAATCGTGACACAGGCTAACTAGGAGAAATTATGGCTTTACCGGTGCTTAATGCACCAACACATGAATTGACTCTTACATCAAC